CGAGGTAGGTATACCAGATGCGGTGCTAGATGGCGGAGTTGAAGCGGTAATACAGTTTCGCGGTGCGGCTAACATGGTGCCCGTCAATCTGTACATCGAGCTGGATTCTGTTGATTACCAAGACGCAACGGCGTTCGGTCTATCGCGTCTAGATGCGGCGGTAACGAGTCGCATGGCGTCTTATACGCAGCCAACTGGATTCCTAGCGGCTACATTCCCCGCGACCGTGGCAAGTCCTACAAACATTACTTCGGCAAGTGGCGTAACGCTAGCGGCATCTCAGCCAGGCGTCACGATACCTACAGTAACAAGCGTGACTAACGGAGTTACGGTATCGACTAACAACGACAAGGGCGGTTACAGCCTAACGCAATCATTCCCGTCGAACTTTTCGACGTTGAGCATCGACGGAAGCGGTCGAGTGTTGCTGCAGCCTGCTCAAACGGGCGTTACGATACCAAACGTTGACACGGTGCAGACAGTCAACGAACTTGGGCAGGATGCACTTAACGCAAACGAATTGATTACCGATATTGGCGTTGTTGTTTGGCAGCAACTCACGACGGCTACATGGCCTGATAATTCATTCGGCAAGCAAGTGTTGATAGGATCGTCAACGCAGCGATCAGTTGCGGTAACAGGTAGCCATCATGTTGCATCCGTGCTTCACGATGCCGAGCCTAATTCGATTCCTGAAGATGCCTTCGTTACGGGTGCATTGTCGGCTAGGGCATTGGCAGCGGATGCGGCAACAGAGATTGCAACAGCAGTAGGTACGTTGCAGGTGCTTACGCGATTGGACTCGATGATCGAGTCTGATGGAGCGGGTCAGTTTAGGTTTGATACGATTGCTTTGGAGAATGCGCCAAGCGGTGGCGGTGGTGGTGGTGGCGGTACTGACTGGACGTCGAATGAGAGGACTGCAATTAGAGGCATCCTTGGGTTCAACTCCAGCGGCGTCATCTCGTTGCCGAGCGAAGGCGTTTTAGATGCGATCAAGGACAAGACCGACCTGATTACATCAGGCACGGTGCAAACGTCCTTACCGGTCACGTCAAGCGGTCAGATTACAAGCCCATTGGTTATCGGTGACGACTACCTAGCGGCTAATGGTAGAGCCTTTAGTTGGACGGTGGCTTTGCCTACTGGGTTTGTTGCGGCTACGGCGTCTTGTCGGTTTGGTATGCGTTTCGAGGATGAGACGGGCGTTAACTCGTTCGTTTCTACGGGCACGGTAACGGATGCGGGAAGTGGTAACGTGACGCTATCGTTTGACGTTGCCAAGACGGTCACAGGCACGCTCAGGCCGGGTTGGTATGATTGGTCGGTCGAGATTGTTTCGGCATCTGGTGTTGAGGTAACACGGGTTAAGAGCGGCAAGAATGCTGAATGGCAGGAGAAGCAGACATGATAAACAAAAGACCGGCCCCCCATACTCAAGGTACTCCCAAAAATGCTTGGTTCTTTACACGCAGACCTTTCGCACAGAAAAACAACAGAAAGTTAGTCCGTTAGTCGGTTAGTCGCATCGCACTTGGGGTAGGGGGCGAAGTGTTCCAGATCGAAACAAAGCGTGACATCGGGATGGTTAACCAAGCCTTGAAGAAAAACTGGGACGTAGACAAGGAGAAAATCAAGGCGGCTTTGATGGCTTGCTTGACGGATCCAGAGTTGGCGGTCGATGCGGCGAAAGTGCTTTTAGCAGCGGACGCAATCGACCAGAAGCGAGAAGAAGCACGAGCCAAAAAAGAAGCGAAGGACAATGAACTTAGACTCAGACTTCTTGCAGTCGCTCAGTCTGTACCAGTTGCAGAGCTTGCTCGCATTGCATCCGAAAACGGCATCGTCAGCGGATCCGATCAAGGGTGATGAGCGAATGCGTCAGCGTGAGTTGATGCGGAAGAAGAGAGCAGCAGAACGTGACCTAATCATCCCACCTCCGGCCGATCCTTCGCGTCGTCTTCGATGCGAGGCTGATTGCTCTTTGTGGCTGTCAACGTACTTCTCCGACAAGTTCTTCGAGGCTTGGACTGAAGACCGGCTAGCGATGGTCAAGTCGATCATTGACGCGGCTTGCTATGGCGGTGACCAGGCGATAGCAGGCCCTAGAGGCGAGGGAAAAACTACGCTTGCCATTCTTACCGCGTTGTTCCTGATGGTTCGCGGGTTGTCTCACTTCCCAGTTGTTATCGGCAAGAATGCGGACAAAGCCAAGAAGGAAGTCCGCGACGTTGTCGAGCAACTCCAACAGAACGAAGTCTTCATCGCAGACTATCCAGAGATCGGCATTCCGTTTCAAGCGGTTGGGGCGTGGTCAAGTCGTGGAAGGATGCAGACGGTAGGCGGACGATCAACTAACATCGTCATCGGCCCTGAGTTCTTTGTTTTCCCGTCAATCCAGATCGATCAGTTACCAGGGTGGCCTAAGGAGGTCAATCCCGCGTCGAACGGACAGGTGCTTTACTCGTTGGGTATCGACGGAGCGATCCGCGGAACGAAGTACCGAAGCCAACGACCTACGCTTGCGATCATCGATGATATCGAGGACAGAGACGCGGCAGCGAGTGAGGCACAGGTAACAAAGAATACCGACATCATCGAGCAGGATATCGCCGGGCTAGGTCAGTCATCGGAGCGTATCCCCCGCGTTATGCTTTGCACGATTCAGAATCGAAAGTGTATTGCCTACACTTACACCGACCCAAAGCGGAAACCATCTTGGCGAGGTAAGCGTTATCGTAAGCTAGTCAAAGCCCCTGACCGCCTCGACTTGATCGAGAAGTACATCGACCTAAGACGCGGACGCAAGAACGAAGACCCAGATGCACGGGAAGCTTTTGCGTTTTGGCGTGACAATCGAGAAGAGATTGAACGCGGTTCAGTCGTCTCGAATCAATGCTCCTTCAGTCGCAAGACGCACGCTGACGGCGAGCCGATGGAACTATCAGCGGTGCAAAGTTACTACAACCGGGTTGCAGACGTTGGAGCGAAGGCGGTATCGACCGAGATCGACAACGACCCACCAGAGGAAGCCGGGCCAATGGGCCTAGGAATCACTCCGGCCCTTGTTGAATCGCGTCTATCGGGATTCGCACGAAGACAGTTACCGGCTAACACGGTTGCACTTACAGCGGCGATTGACTTAGGCAAGTACAATTGCCATTGGGTTGTAACAGCATGGTGGCACGGAGCGGGCGGTGTCGTCGTGGATTATGGTATCGCTCAAGTATACGGCACGGATAAGAGCATGGATCACGAAGCATCTGAGCCCATGATTTACGACGCACTCTTAAACTGGCGGGATGAGCTACTAAGTCGTGAGTTTGTTGACGCAACAGGTACGCGACGGGCGGTAGACTTCTGCTTTGTAGATTCGGGTGCTTTTACGAACGCCCCGTATAAGTTTGTCCGCGAAGTCGGCGGTATCTTTCATGCCTCAAAAGGGCAGTTCCCATATCATCGAAAAACCAAGTCTACAACAACTTGCATTGCAGGTGATAATCTGCACGCATCGAAACTACCAAACGGCGGGCTATGGCTTTACGAGCTTGATACCTCGTACTGGAAGCAGTTCGTTCATGAACGATTTATGACGCCAACCTTCGACGAGTCCAACATGGTTCGGCGTGGCTCACTGTCTCTCTTCTCCCTCGATGAAAACCAAAGGCATAGCCAATACGCTCAGCACATCGCAGCAGAAGAGCTCGTAACGAAGTTCACCGAGGGCAAGGGGGCTAAGACGTACTGGAGCGTCAAGGATACAAATAATCACTGGCTAGACGCGACGTACATGGCAGCAGCAGCAGGCGAGGCGTGCGGTGTTAAACTAATAGCACCGTCAGAGATTGAGGTTCAGCCGAAGACGGTAAGCGGCGAGCAGAAGCAGTCACAACCAAAGCCACAGCCGAAGCGATACCAGCATGGTAATCTAAAGACTCGGCAAGGCGGATGGATACCTAAGAGGAGGAGTTAGGATGGCGAAGAGCAAGAAGCAGATTCCAGCGGTTGAGCAAGCGAGCGACGATCAGCGAGTCGAATCGGTGCAATTCATCGACGATGCACCTAAGCCAAGAGAGTTCACGCCTAGAGATTGCACGCTTTGTATTACGTCGCGTCCACCTCGACAGCAATTCAGTCGAGTCTATGCCAAGCGTGGAAAGATTCGGTATTGCAAGTGCGGTTATTGCGGGAATACATGGTCGCAAGAAGGCGATTGATTTCCCGTCTCTTTACAATTGCAATTGTATTGCACTCTAGCAAGTATCGGTAGCTTTGCCATGCTAGGGACATGGCAACAGCAGCGAGTCTACTTGCACTCATTGACGCAGCAATCGAAGCCCTGCTTACAGGCGGGGCGTCTTCGTATTCGATTGGTTCGCGTACGGTTACAAAACTTGACCTGGGTACTCTACTTCAAGAGCGTCGGCAACTACAGCAACAAGTCAACCGAGAGACTTCGAGCGGCGGTATCAGCCTTGCGAAAATGTCGAGGTCTCGCCGATGATTACCAGGCTTATCGACAAAGCGATTGAGGCAGTAAGCCCGCTTCGAGCATTGAGACGAATGCAAGCCCGCAAGGTATTGCGATCCTATCTAGGGGCGGAGCCTTCGAGAGTATCGAGCGGACGCACTCCAAAGAATCAACCAGCGGACACCGAGCTACTCGGCCCATTCGGAGCGGATCGGCTTAGGGCGTGGTCGCGGGAACTTGTGCGCAACAATGCCTACGCATGGGGCGTAGTAGATACCATCGTCTCGTCCGTAGTCGGATGCGGCATTAAGGCACAATCTGTCTTCGAGACTCCTGCAGGCGATGATATCGAAGAGATTAACGACCGACGCGATAGCGTTTGGTCGGAATGGTGCGAAGTCTGCGACATCAACGGGCAATACACCTTAGAGGAAATCCAATCCATCGCACAACGCGAGGTTGTTGAGGCTGGCGAAGTCCTAATCCGTAAGATTCGCACGCCAGGAAGCGTTTATCGTGGCATCTATCGACCAGTCCCATTGGCATTGGAGATCATCGAAGCAGACCGGCTAGCAGGTGACAAAGACAACTACGCATCGAGATTGACCGCCAACGGCGAAAACCGCATCATTCGCGGCGTCGAGGTGGACGACACAGGCCGTCCAGTTGCTTATTGGATTTATCCCGATCACCCATTGCAACCATACTCCTACACTCGAGAGCCTGAACGAGTTCCAGCGTCGGAGATCATGCACCTATTCCGCCGTGAGCGAGTGGGGCAGACGCGGGGCGTATCGTGGTTTGCTCCAGTCGTCGCGGCTATTCGTGACTTGGGCACATACCTCGACAACGAACTGCAAGCGTCAGCGGTTGCTTCATGCTTCACGGTCGCCATTAAGACCGAGACTCCCTTGGGCGATCTAGCAGATCCAGACGGCGGAAGTCCGGTCGATTCAGTGG